TGGGTTGGTACAGAGTTTGATGAAATATTTGACAACAACGGTTCTATACAAGATCTATACGATCAAGCACACGAACTAATTAAAAATCCGGAACGAGGTCTCCCCGACGCCATTGGGCACCTTCTTTATGGAGCACTCTCTGACAATTAGCACAGACAGTTTTAAGATTACTATGGCGACAGTTGGTTAGATTTCCGTCGGCGTGAAACACATTAAACTGTTCTGAGTGTCGGCTAGTATAAGCACATCGATCACAAGTTAATTTCTTTTTATATCCAGCAGCGGCCCACAGTGGCCGTTCTGCTTTTCTATTCTTACTACAGTGGTCACACTTTGATCTATAGAACGGCTTACCGTCTTTATAGTAGTTAATAGCCACCGGACGTTGGCCACAGGCAGTACATAATCTTCTCATCTGGCGCCCTTTTAGTTCCCTTTTCCCCTTGTATTTACCAGGTGTTTTTCTTGGTTGCCTGCTAAATAATACAAAGTAATCCATAAGGGAGATCATAAAATGGCTACATTAGGTTCACCAGGCGTAAGCGTATCAGTAATCGACGAGAGTTTCTACACTCCTAACAGTCCGGGTAGTGTACCCCTTGTTATTGTCGCGACAGCCCAAGACAAACAAAACGGTAGTGGTACTGGCACAGCTGCAGGAACTACAAAAGCGAACGCTGGTACAGCATACGTTATTACTAGCCAGCGTGACTTAACCGATACATTTGGTACTCCGCTATTCTACACAGATGCTAGCGGCAATCCAATTAACGGTTCGGAATTAAACGAGTACGGTTTACAAGCTGCTTACTCAGCATTAGGCATTAGTTCTAGATCATACATTCTAAGAGCAGACATTGATCTTGCTAGCCTTAATGCTTCAACAAGCATTCCGACAGGCAAGCCAGGTGCAGGTACATACTGGATCGACACAGCTAACAGCCTATTTGGTATTAACGAATGGGACGCTACAACACAGTCATTTACATTAAAGACTCCTTTAATTGTCGACGACAGCAATGTTGCAACAGCCAGTAATGCAGGTGTTCCTGTAGCTGGCTTTGGTAAGATCGGTGATTACGCAGTTTATGTAACTAAAGATAATAATAACTCATATAACAACGCAGTATTTTATAAAAATAGTTCTAACGTATGGGTTGAAGTTAAAACTGTTGGTACTGTTTGGTCAGGTACCGGCGGCGGCGCTAAGAAATTACAAGTTAGCCCACATTATCAATATCCAGCATTTGACGGATCTACTCCAACTGGGTCTATTTGGATCAAAACAACAACTCCTGGATACGGAGCCAATGTAGTTGTAAAATATTACAATGCTGTTTCTCAAACATGGGGAACTGTAAGTGCTCCAATTTATAACAGCACACTACAGGCATCTAGTACAATTGGTTCAAATTTATCAGTAGGTACTCTATTTGTTGAATCTGATCCTAGCCATCAAGGTCTTGCTTCTTCCGGTGTTCACACAACTACAGAATTCCGCGTATGGCGTCGTGCTAATGCCGGTGCTACTTCAATTACTAGCGACCCGTCTAATGCAACATCAGGCGGTACAACTACATTTAGTATTAGAGAATCTTTAGCCGGCGGTACTTGGGGTGCTAATAAAACTGTAACGATTGCTGCTGGTGTTATTGCTCACAATCTTCCAGCTGCGTTAAGTGCTCAAGGCCTTGTTAATGTTTCTGCATCTTATGATGCTGTAAACAAAACTGTTACAATATCTCATGTAACTGGTGGTGATTTTGAATTAACAGACGGAACAGGTAGCCCATTATCTACTTTAGGGTTTGGTGCTTATGACATGTCTACTAAAACAGGTACAGCAAATCTTTATGATGCGCCAGCTGGAGATAGTTATACTTTTATCGCCACAAACTGGAAGCCTCTAGTTTATCAGGCACAAAGTTCTGCTCCGGTAACTACTCCAGTTGATGGCACAGTTTGGTATGATGCTAACTTAGAAACAGTTGACATTCTAATCAATAATGGTTCACAATGGTGCGGTTATCAAAGTGCTAGCTCACAATTCTACGGCCAAGGGCTAAACCCAACAGGCCCTATTGTAAGTGCTACAATGCCAACACAACAAATCAACGGTAACGATCTAGCTGCTGGCGATATTTGGATCGATGTATCCGATGTTGAACAGTACGGCAATCTTGTTTATATCTGGAATGCTAACACACTAATGTGGGATCTACAAGATGTAACAGATCATCATACACCTAATGGTTGGATCTTTGCCGATGCACGTTGGGGTACAGCTGGTTCCGATACTACTCCTGCAACAATTGAAGAATTGTTAGTAAGTGATTATGTTGATCCAGATTGCCCAGATCCTGCACTATATCCAAAAGGTACACGTCTATGGAATCTACGTCGTTCAGGGTTCGGCGTTAAAGAATACATGGCAGGTTACATTGATGTTACAGCCAACAACGGTCTAAACACTCGTTATGAAAATGATCCAATGGGCGGTTATAATCCAGATCGTTGGGTTACAATCAGTCCACGTCAATCTAATGATGTTGGAACATTCGGCCGTCATGCACAACGTGCTTATATTGTAAGCAAGTTAAAAGCAATGATCGATACAAATCAAGCTATTCGCGATACAGATACATTGAACTTTAACTTAATTGCTTGTCCTGGTTATCCAGAAGTAATCAGCAATTTAGTTTCTCTAAACACTGATATCGGACAAACAGCGTTTGTAGTTGGCGATACACCATTCCGTTTACAGCCAACCGGACAGGCAATTACTGCATGGGGTAAAAACTCAGCAGGTGCTACTGACAACGGCGAGCAAGGCGCAGTTACATACGACCCGTACTTAGCTATGTTCTATCCAAGTGGATACACAACAGATAACACAGGTAAGAACATTGTTGTTCCGCCAAGTCACATGATGCTACGTACTATTATTAATAGCGATGCTAAGAGCTACCCATGGTTTGCTCCGGCTGGTACACGTCGTGGCGGTGTTGACAATGCTACAGCAGTTGGTTATGTTAATAGCCAAGGTGAGTTCCAAACAGCTAGCCTATACGAAGGTATTCGCGATGCTATGGCAACTGTACATATCAATCCAATCGCTACATTGCCAGGAGTTGGTATTGTTAACTTTGGTCAATATACACGTCAAACCGCAGCTAGCTCATTAGATCGTATCAATGTAGCTCGTTTAGTAGCTCACTTAAGAAAGCAATTGGCTATCCTGTCAAAACCATTCTTGTTTGAACCAAATGATGCTCAGACACGTAACGAAATCAAAGCAGCAGCAGAAAGTTTGTTGTTAGAATTAGTAGGTCAACGTGCTCTATACGACTTCATCGTAGTGTGCGATACTACAAATAACACACCAGCACGTATTGACCGTTCAGAACTATGGTTAGACATTGCTATTGAGCCAGTAAAAGCAGTAGAATTTATTTACATTCCATTGCGCTTATTGAATACCGGCGCTATTGCTTCCGGCAATCTTGGATCAGGTTTTCCTGGTACAAGCGCATAAGGTAAATATTAAAGAATAAGGAGCATACAAAATGCCAGTATCAAGTTTAAGCAGATTTACAGTACCGCTAAACACAGACCAAAGCTCAAGTAACCAAGGTTTGTTAATGCCAAAATTAAAGTATCGTTTCCGCGTTACTTTAGACAACTTTGGTGTAGCGGGTACGCCAACAACAGAACTAACCAAGCAGGTAATGAATGTTACTCGTCCCGAAGTTAGCTTTGAAGAAATCAAATTACATGTATATAATAGTACAGTAAAATTAGCAGGCAAGCATAGTTTTGCTGATGCCAAATTAGTTCTACGTGACGATGTTACCAATGCTGTTACTAGCAAAGTTGGTGAGCAATTACAGAAACAATTTGACTTCTTTGAACAAAGCGGTGCAGCTTCAGGTATCGATTACAAGTTCACTATGCGTGTTGAGTTGCTAGATGGTGGTAACGGTGCGTTTAATCCAGTAACATTAGAAACTTTCGAGTTCTACGGTTGTTACATTAAACAAGCTACATACCAAGCAGGTGACTATTCAAGTGCTACAGATCCAATGGATATCTCATTAACTATCACATTCGACAACGCACTACAAATAGATACAAGTGGAAACCCAACAGGCTTAGGTGCAAACGTAGGACGTACAATCCGTTCTCTAGCACTAGGCGGTTAATAAACTTAGTAAACACATTAAGCCCGGATTTTTCCGGGCTTTTTTATTGGTATAAATAATACTATGAGCAATGCATTTGATAATTTTCTCGGCGGAGTAATAGGCGGAACTTTTGGCCCAACCGGTAATCTTCGTGACTACCAACATGCCAATCGATTATATGTTGCTAACAATTATGCTCGAGCTCCTAAAGTTGGATTTATATATTTTGTAGTTTTTAACATTAATCCAGGAGTAGTACAAAATGTACAATGGGCTAATAGAGGCAGCAAGGATATAGGATTTTTAGTTTAGAAAATTTATTTGCCAAAATTTGGCATAACAAACGAATTATTAAATCAGTATAACAAAAAGACTATCGTACAGTCGGCTATCAAATACAATCCGATTAATGTCGAGTTTCACGACGATAACAGCGACATAACTACTGGCCTATGGTCAAATTATTACAAATACTATTATGCTGATGGCAAATACGGTGACTATGTTGGCGGACCCCAAACTGCTCTGAACAACAACGGTGGCGGAACCAAATACGGTACTAAAGATTATCGGTATGGATTAAACAACGGACAAGGGTTACCGTTCTTTACTAGCATTGATGTTTATGTGTTACATCAACAAAAATTTACAAAGATTACTTTACAAAACCCAATGATACTCGATTGGGCACACGACTCTTTAAATCAAGAGGAGTCGAGCAAAATATTAGCCAACAAGATGACTGTAGGATACGAAGCGGTAACTTACAGTTCTGGAAGAATAGATAAAAATGCAACTAGCGGATCTTTCACCGCAGTTTATTATGACCGAACTCCTAGCCCATTAAGTGTGGGCGGCAACGGTAGTTCTACATTATTTGGCCCGGGGGGTGTTATTGCCGGAGCCGACGGTGTGTTCGGCGCTATTGCCGACGGAAACTATTTGGCAGCGGCGATAACCGCAGCTACCACTGTTAGGAATGCAAAGAATCTTACTGCTAGCGGTATAACAGGTGAGCTAACAGCAGCAACAAATAATGCGTTAACAGGCATAGCACAGTCGGGACAGTACGGTGGAAAATATACAGCAAATGGATTGGCTCAAGCGGGCATAAGCGGAGCAGGACAATATTCTAGCATAGGAATAAGCCTTGCTGGCCCTAGCACTAATTCATTCACCTCTGCTAAACCTGTATCAGTAACAGGAAAATAACATGACATCATTCACTAACTTACCTAGCACCCCATCTTTGACCAATGCAACAGTTCAAGCATTTGATACATATTATTCAAAGCCGTTAGAATTAGATGCCGGCATTTATACCGCAATGAAAAGTTTTTTTACTAGCAAAGGTTTTGAAAATAATTCTGCCGATAATATTGCTGTTCTTATAATTAAAGAATCTAAAATCAACGGGCTTAATCCGATGAAAGTAATTGATTCTCTTCGCGGGTTAGATAATGTAGAAATATCTACCTTGGTAAACGAAATTGTAAATTATAATAGATTCAAAACAAGTTTTCTTGGGTATGCTACAGCATTCTCCACAAATCCTACTATATCTAGAAACATCGTAGCATGAGCTTAAAATTCAGCCAAGGCATTTACAAAATTAAAAATACTGAAAAATATATTGGAACTCATGCTCCAAGATATCGCAGTTCATGGGAATTAACATTTATGTTATTTTGCGACAATAATCCTGCTATTGAAAAGTGGGGTAGCGAATGTGTTAAAATTCCTTATCGCGACCCGCTAACAGGAAAGAACACAGTTTATGTGCCAGATTTTTTTATTGTATATACAGATAAGAATCAAAAGAAACATGCTGAGGTAGTAGAAATAAAACCGTCAAATCAAATGATTAAAGAAAAGGTTGGCAAAAATCCCTACAATCAAGCACAGTATGTTAAAAATATGGCCAAGTGGGAAGTTGCTAGTAAATGGGCTCGTAATCAAGGAATGACATTTCGTGTGATCAACGAACACGATTTATATTCTGGCACAAAACGATAATCACTAAATATTATTATGACAAAACGACTAGAAGAAGTTTTAAATATCGCACCTAGTGAAGAGCCCATAATTGAGCCCACACAGGAAGAAACTACACCGCCGCCTGTAATTAGCCTACAGGAAAAGTTAGAAGAATTTGACAAAATTTCCGCTGCTTTACCTAGAGTAAAAGGGCTTGGGGATATCAGCGATGCTGAGTTAGATTCACTAGCTGCCAAAGCAGAGCAAGCATATGACGACTTAATGGATTT